GCGCTGAAACAGGCGCATCGGCAAGGGTGATGACGGGTGCCTTCGCGGTGACGGTTGCCGAAGCGGCAAGGCGGCGTGGGCGAATGCCTGCGCTCTTATCGTCGGCAAGGTCAACGGTCACGCCCGGATCGATCACGCCCACAATGTCGGTGTGTAGCAGCTCGCCGTTTGCATCGTTGAACGATGACGGCGTGCCATAGGCGGCTTCACTCTTTGCCACTACCTTTGTGAACGCCTTTGCGCCTAGCGTGACGGCCATTTAGTCAACCTCTTTCATTGTCTTTTCCGCTTTTGCGGTTGGCTTATTGTCTACGATTTCAACCAATCCCGAAGCCGCCAACGATGTGGCAACCGCGGCATCAATCTCAACGGCATCGTCGGATTCAGGCAGGTACGGGTTGCCCTCAGGGCGGGGCTGCTTCACCTTCACCAATACCGTGCGCAATGTGTCAGGCACTAACGTTCACCCCTTCAAGCACGCTCACCTGAAGGTCAGCGGCAATCGTCATGTACGTGGTATCAGCCCACGTATCGGTGCCAATTGTAGTGCTTGCAACGATCGCCTGCGCCACCCCCGCTGTGTTCAATTGCACCTGCCCATCAAAGGCGCTGCGAAGCCATGCCCGCCATGTGAGCAGGTCAGCGTATTTGCGGCCCATGTCTGCCTGCTCTTGCAGGTACAAAATCACGGTCACGCCTAGCACCGTGGTGCGGCTGCCGCCCGTGCCGTAGGCGATCGAATCGCCACCGGGAATGCACACCGCCGCAGGCACCACGGCGAGATTGTCAGGCGGCGTGGCGTAGGCGTTGCGCAGGGTGTACCCCGTTGGGGGCGTTGCCGCTAGTAGGCGCGCCGCCACCGCCTGATGAATGGTGAGGTCATTCATCAGATTGCGATGCCGCCACGTAGGCGGTACGGCTCAATGAGAATGCGCGCCTCAGGGTGAAGAGCGCTGCGCATCGTCAATACGCCGCCCAAGTCACTTGATCCAACAATGCCGAAGGGGGCCGTTTTGCTGCTAAAAATTGCACCTGCTTGAATCCCCGCTGCCTGCTTGATTGCGGCAGGTACCGAAGGCCAACCGAACGTGCCAACCACCTTCACCTCAAGATACCCCGTAGGAAAATTGAGCTGTGCGCTGCTAAATGGGCTCACGTCAATTTCGGTGTAGGGGCGGGAATCAAGCGCCGCATTGCGTGGGGCCAATACATAATCGTTGGCGCTCCATGCCTGCGAATAGGTGCCCGTGCCGTTCACGTCGGTGGCAAGGCTGCTCACCGTCACGATCGGATCGGTAAGCACGTAATCCCACCGGGTAGCGGTGTAGTAGCGGGTTTGACTTGAGGTCACGCCGAAGCCAACCTTTGAATCAACGTAATTGTTGATGAGCTGATCGGCAGCATCAAGGCAGGATTGAAGCGCTGAATCATCGGTGGTATCGGCTGAGGCAATCCCGATTTGCAATTTGAATTCGGCAAGGCTCATGTAGCTCATTAGTTGCCCACCGTCAAAAGGGTGATGGTTTGCGTGCCGCTATTCGATACGGCGTACAGGGCATCATTCGGCTGCAATCGGAATTCAACAGGCCCGGCGGCTGAATCCAACCGCATGCCCGTGCTGCTACTAACGGCAGCGCCTCCAAGCCAAATGGTCACCTGTGTGTGCACATAGACAATGCAGCCGTCAACGTCAGCCTGCACCAACAATGTTGGTGTGCTCGCATTGATTGATTTCTGAACGCTTGCAACCGCCATGCTCTATTTCCCCTTTCGCCTCTTGGGCTGTGTGGGGGCTAGTGTAGCGCGCTCAATGACAGGCTCAGCCGTTGCACGCTCTTGCACCTGTGGCATTGGGGCAGGGATTGCGTACCCGTGGCTGATCATGTTGATTGCCTCCGATGCGGGCAGGTCAATGATTCCCCCCACCGCAGGCCATCGTTCCCCGTTTCGCAGCCCGTCAATTTTGACGATCAATTGAATTCTCATGGTTTCCCCTCTCTAAATGCTAAGGGGCTGAGCGTAATGCTCAGCCCCTTAGCGGTGCGCTTTGTCTAAAGATTAGACGTTGGCGCCCTTGAATGTCTTCACCGCGTTTGGATCGATGAGGCCCGTAGCGCCGCGGAGAATTCCGCGGTACGTGATGAGCCCGGTGCCGAACGCAAATGAGGTATCCGCGGAGATTGCAGGCGCGCCCGCAACCACGGTGTAGATAGCGCCAAGATCGCCGAAGGCGATGCTCAGAGCCTCGTCACCGTTATCAGCCAACGCGGCTGAATAAACCGGGAAGCCCAAAATCGTATCTGGGCGGGTCTGATCACCCGGCACAAAGATTGGGCGGCTCGCGCCGTCAACCAACCCCATGACCGCACCCAACGTGGTGTCATTCATGAGGAATCCGCGCTTAGCGGCGCGGCGTGCCTGCTGCTTCACGCTATAAATTAGCGAGAGCAGGTTGGCATACGTAGGGGCAACGGCTGCACCCTGTACGCCAACGGTGGCGGCGGCTGCTACGGCAGGGGCCGCAACGGCTCCATGCGCAACGGCCAATTCGGCAGCAAGCTTTTCGGTTGCCCATGAGGCAACGTCAAACATCTGATCCTGAACGGTTTCAATGCCAACCTGAAGCAGGCTTGCATACTTCACCGGGGTAAGCGAAAGGCTCGAATTCGTGCCATCGCTCTCACCGATTGCGCTGCCCTCATTGACGGCAGCGGCTGTTCCAAGCGCCGTGGTGCGCGGGAGCGCAATCACGTTGCCCTTCGCAACCTGAAGCACGGTCACAACGGCAGGATCAACGAATGGGTTTACCTGACCCGCGGTGATCCAAAAACGATCACCCTGCTCAACGGCCTGCGTGAACGTCGCCTTTGTGACGTCGCGCAGCTCAACCTCACCACCCTCACGGGCGATGCGGCGAAGCTCAGCCGAAAGGTTGCGCGTTGCATCGGTTGCAGGTGCGAAGGCAACGGCCTTTTCAGCACGGGCAACATCAGCGGCGGCGCGGGCCTCTGCGGCGATCTTCTCCGAAGAGATCGCGGAATTGAGAACGGCAGCCTCTGCCGTAAGGGCGTCAAAGCGGGCCTGAGCCTCAGCCGAAAGGGCTTCGCCCTTTTCAGCGTGCTCTGCCACGATGCCCGAAGCATCGGTTAGCAGCGCGGCGCGCTTTTCAGCCAGATTCTTGATAGCGTCAGACATTTTCTAACCTCTTTCAATTTCTGGTTTTACAAACAATGTGCCGGGCCGCCTATCCGATGCGCTTGATGATCAAGCATGCGCAGCGTGGTGCGTGGGCTGTTAGGGATTCTATCCCTTGAGCTGCTCCAATTTCAGGCGGGCTGCCACAACCGTGTGGTGCTCGCCCATTGGTGCAGGCTCAGATTCAATTGCCTCAGGCTCAGCGGCTGCACCCAATCGGGCGCGCACGGCATCGAGCAGGGCGGTTTGGTCAGCGTCAAGAGCGGTGCCCGCCTTGACGGCCTCAAGGGTTTCAAGCAGCGCATCACCATCAACGCCGATTCGGGCAGGTGCGATCTTACGCACAGAGCTCAGCCCAAGCGTTGCCGGGTAGGCAGGCTGATGGCCTGAGAGAATTGAAACCTCAAGCAGCCCAATTTCGGTGAGGGTGCGGCTGCCATCTTCATGCCATGTCTGCCCATTCTTCGGCACGGTAAAGCCGAAGCTTTGCCCCATTGCCTTTGCCTCATGCTGAAGCTTTGAGATCACGGCGGCGGCGTCAGGGTCAGCGGGATCAAGCCGCGCCTCAACCTTGAGCCCAACCTCATCTTCGGTGAGGCTCAGGCGCCCGCTCGCCGTGGTGGCAAGCATGCGGCTTTCATCGTGACCGTGAAGAAACTTGATGACGCGGCGCCCCTGCTCAGCCTGCTTGATTGCACGGCTGAAGGCACCCTTTGCAATGCGCTCAATAAACGGCAGCCCCTTCGATTCCGAATTGAAAACGGCGGCATACCCGCTGAAGGTTTTCTGCCCATCTTCGGTTTCGGAAACGGTGAATTCACCCAACGGCAGGGCGCGCATTTCATGTTCACGTGCCATTGCATTGCTCTCCTTTTGTAAAGCCTCCGCGGTGATTCTATCTGCCCACGCCAACACGCGATCGGCGCCGTTTGTGTCTACGGGATTGACGCCCCAAAGCAGGGCCGCCACCGCCCCCGGTGCAGGGAACGATGGGTGTTCAGGATCGCTATTCTGCGGCACGCCTTCCCAATCCCCACGATGGCGCCGAATCCACGCGGCCATGCGTGCCACCTTTTCATCATCAACCTCACCCGCCGCAAGCTGCCGCGCTTCGCGCACGGTTTGATCCTGCAAGCCTTCGCCTGCAAGCCCGCCCTCATACGCCTCAAGCCCTGCCGTTGCGGCGGCTGAAACGTAGGCAGGCACCTGCACAATGGCGCGCTCTTCATCGCGCAGCGCCTCTTCAGGGCTCAGGGCTTCAATGCCCAAGCCGCGTGCCATCGCCCGCACGTCGGGGTCATTGTCAATTGCGTATTCGATTTCGCTGCCGTATTCGGTGGCAAGCAGGCCGTATTTGTATTCTTTGAATGCAAGCCCGGTGGCAAAGGCGCTGCCTTCAAAATCGTTCAAATGGATTTCATCAACGCCTGCCACGCCGTATTCCTGAAGCCATGCGCGGGTTGCCGTGAGGCGGTCAATCTTGCGGGCGCTCACCACAATCAATTGGGCGTCACCCTCCATCACCTGTGCGTTGAGGTGATCAATGAGCGGCTGATTCGGCTGCTCATTCTCAAGAATCAGCGTGCCGTCAAGATCAACGATGATGTAGCTCAAGCCTGCGGCTCCTCACCTACGGTGCCAATGTTGAGCGGCTGCCTGAAGGCGTCACCATCAGGCCCAACAGGCGGGCGATCCTCAAGGGTGCGCACCTCATTGAGGCTCAAGAAACCGTTATTGAGCGCCACGGCGTAGGAATCAAAGCGCTCTTTGGTGAGGGGGCGCATCATTGAATCAACGTTGAATCGAATGAATGTGGTTTCCCCAACGATGAGCCGCTGAAGCCCTGCCTCAAGCCGCGCAATCAGGCTGCCCAACCCAAGCATCAACCATTCACGGCTGACAATCTCAAGGCTGTTGTAGCTTGAATTTGCACCCGGCAATTGCAAGAGATGCAGCGGGATACCGTACAGGCGGGCGATTGCCTGCGTGCCTGCTTCCATGTTTCCCACAATGTCAAGGTCAGACGGCTTGAAGGTGAGCGGCTTGAAATCCGCACCGCCCGTGAGCACCGCAATTTTGTGCATGTTGCGCAGGCCCTCATGGCGGCGCCCGAATGATGCACGCAGGGTTTCAGCCTGATCGGTGGTGAGCTCGCCGGGCACGGTCACCAATCCCGAAACCGAA